CACCGGCGCACGAGATCACTACACCACAGGCGCCATTATCCGATTAGGACAACACAACCAGCTCTGCACTGAAGATCACAGGGCCCCGGGCTATCGTGGCACGGACTTTGTGAAGGATGTTGTAGAGATCCAACACTGTGCGGTGGTTACGCGAGGCTCAAGCGTAGTCACCCCACTCATCTACGTCGAGGACATGGTGCAACACGTCCAGGGCTACGTCACAACCGCTTCCAACGAGGATCGCAAGCGGCAGTGCCTAGACCTGGCGACTCGAATCACCAATCTGAACTTCCCAAGTCGGCTCAACCGCGCAGTACAGTACGGGTCTGGAATAGTGGCCCACGCGCAGGCAAGCATCAAGGACCTTCACACACTTCGCAGTCACCGCAGCATGGGGTTAAACGCGAGTGGGGCAGCGCCAGCCCTAAGTACGGATACGGCTATCGCATCGACGATGACGTTGTCCCTGCTCCTGTTGACCCTGCTACGGCTACTGTCGTGCGCTATCAGTCCTTTGAGGTCGATGCTCCGCGGATACCGACACAGACATCCCTCGGTCCCGTAATATACGGGCTCGGCCCGCCCATGGCCGACGTCAAACATGGGCCTACACTCTTGGCCGGGTGTCTTGCGCGCTTTGCGGCTGATCCACCGCCGAGCGACCAGGCCAAGGTAGCTAGGTTGAAGCAGTTCGTCGAAAACTCCGTTGCGACGATGTTCGAGCCCATTCCTGCCGATGCCGACACTACAGTAGAAACATGGCTGGCTAATAATGCCAACTACACACAGTCACGCAAGGACGAACTCCTGCGCACCTGGAAAGAAAACCGATGTCAATACTCTGGTACACTCAACGAAAGGAAAATCACACTATTCGGGAAAGTAGAGTGCTACACAAAGTACAAGCAAGCCAGAGGCATCAATTCGAGAAGCGACGTCGCCAAATGTCACTTCGGCCGATTCTTCAAGCTGATGGAAGACAGGGTGTACCAGCATCCCTCGTTCATCAAGCATGTACCGCAAAGACTTCGGCCGAAATACATCGCTTCAATGCTGGGCCACTTGCCCCCGCCATTCATCGAGACCGATTACAGCCACTTCGAGTCACACTTCCTCCCAGAGGTACTTGACGCCATTGAGATGGTGCTTTACAAGCATATGCTGAAGCACTACCCACAGGTGTACGAAGACATCCACACCGCCATGTGCGGCGTGAATCGCTGTTGCGGACAACACTTCCGGATCGATGTAAAGGGGAGGCGCATGTCTGGAGAGATGTGCACTTCCCTGGGAAATGGATTCAGCAACCTAATGCTAGCGAAATTCCTCGCCTATGAGAAGGGCGGTGAAATTGTTGGTGTCGTGGAGGGCGATGATGGACTGTTTAATTCGACGGTGGCCATCACCCGCGACGACTTTGCAAGCATAGGGTTTTCGATCAAGATGCTACGCCACAACGAC